ACCTGCTTTACTAAATGGATCTGCTATGCCTGCTGCGTACATTTCTGAACCTTTAGCTAAAGTATCACCAAGGAATCTTTTACCTGATGCCATTATACCAGTTTGACCTTGTGCAGCATCAGAAAAACCTTGAAAAAATTCCGAGGCACTTGGAACTCCTGGAGAAACTACTCTTGGAGTACCAAATCCTGGAAGTCTTGTTGTAATTTGTGGAGCATCCGCTGGATTAAGAGCTGATGAAAAATCTGGACCTGTAACAAATTTGTCTGTTGGAGCTGTTGTTGCTTCAGTTCCTGGTGCAGACATTGCACCTGACAACGCTCCGAGTCCCGCAGACAACATATTAATATCACCTTCGTTACCTTCTTGTGCAAGTTGTCCAAAAATATTTAAACCACCACCCATTGCAGCTCTTTGTAGAACACTACTTCCCATAATACCTGGAGCAAACATAGGTGCAAACGCAGCAAGGTATGGTAATGCTGGTTTGATTTCATTAGGTATTATTTTATCTAATACCTTTGATACTGGTTTGAATATTTTACTTAAAAATCCCATAGTTTCTCTTTATATTGTATGATGACAGCAAGTTTGCCAAACTTGTAAATAGGCGAGTGTATCACAATTTACAAGGTTTTTATTCATTCGTCAACGTCCTTAAAATATATTAGTTTGACCACCTAGTGGTATGCTTTGTACCTTAATATGAACACTTCTAGATATGTCTTCCTGTTTAGTGTCTGTATTAGGGTTATCTACGTCTTGTTTTGCTTCTTCGTCTGATCCATACTCTTGGCCTGTTGTCATATGTTTTATAGTAACCTCAACTCTAGGTTTATAAACTGTTACTTCAACGCCATCAATGGTTTGTTTTTCAAACGATTCTTCTTGTTCTACAAACATTATCTGTCCTCCCTGTTTATTTCTAATATTGATGCAATTATATCTACTGCACCACTAGTTGCTTGAACTTTTAATATTTCACTTTCCGTCATAATTAAAGGTTCAGTCAAAATTTGTTCTTTTTCATTAGCACTTAAACTTACATTGTTATCAATTACAAAAGCTGTTCCTGTTGCATTTGTTAATGTTGCTTTAACTACTGCTGCACTTCCAGCATCTTCTGCAACTAAAATAGATTTTACAATAGCACGAGAATTACTTGGCACAGTATACAAAGTTGTATTATCTGTATTAGTTAAACTTACTTTATCATTTTTATATATATTTGCCATTATCCTAATCCTAACCAGGTAAATCTTTCCTGGTCCTCTTTTTGTTGTGTTAGATATGTTGAGTTCAATTGTTCAATAATATTAGTTAATGCTTTGTTAATTTGTCTTTGGTTATCTTCACTATATTCTTTTTTAGGTTCTGGTAATCTTACTACTACTTTTGTCATTATCCTCTTCTTCCGTCTGGTTGTAAGTCTACTTGAAACGTACCAAATCTCCACGATTCGCCGGCCGCTGTGTTTTCTATTTTAATACTTGCATAACGTCCTCTGGCCCTAGTGTCAACTTTTGTTGTGCTTGATGTAATAGTAAAAGGACTCAATGCACTGGTAACAGAATTATCTGCAGGGAAATCTTTTACTGATATAGTCACTTGGTTATTGCCTACTAAAGTTTTAAAGTTTGGTAAAAATCTTCTCATAGCCAGAAATACTTCACTTTGATCTTGTTGTAAAGAAAAGCTAAAAGACTCTATAAAAGATGTTAAAATAGTAGTGCTTCCGTCTGGATTAATTTGATCATTCCCTGTTTCGTGTTCAAACAATACCGTTTGACCTAAACCACTTTGACCTAGAACTTCTGGAAAACTACCATTGTTTGAATTATTGTAAGCCGTAGCATAAGGTTTTGGATATACTAATGAATCAATCCAAGTAGTTCTAATAGAATTAGTATTTGTTCCTGTGTACCAATTACCCATAGGTAACTGTGCATTGTTTTGACCGTAGTTATAAACTACATATCTATTATTAAAATCAGATCCTTGTGTCGGATACCACCAAACAACTTCTGTAAACAAGTTATTAATACCTGCACAAATTTGTTGACCTTTTGTTGTATCACAATCATCATAAACAAAGTCTTCAACAGAACACGGTAGTGTATTTACTGTACCATCAAAAGAAAAGAAACCATTATTACCCATCCAATATGCAACACCATCAATTTCAATTGCTGCATTCTTACCAATCAATCCACAGTTAGTACCAACTTGCTCAAAGCCAAATGTAAAAGGTGCACCAACAAATTTCATTGTATACAATGCATTATCTGTCCACACTAGAATGTTTTCTTTTGCAACCAAACCTCCCATAATTTTTGTACCATCTTGTAATCTTTGTGTGCCTGCAGTGTTAGTCGCTTCCGGTGTGTATTCATTTATTTTTTCGTTTGTAGAAAATCTTATAAACATATCATCTTGTGTAGTCGGATCTCCAATAGTTGTTTCGGTCCCAAGATGAATTAAGTGACGTGTAGTTGGAGAAATTAAAGTTGTTCTTGTTGCGGTTGGATTATTTGTAGTTAAAAAACTAGAAGTTGATGTTGATGCTCTCGTGGTTAATCTTGCTGCAATATCAGAGTTCCATGTAAAAGTTTTACCATTACCAATAGTTGCAACTAATACATCACCAAAGTTACTTAAGGACCAAAGACCAGGTTCAAGAATTATTGTTCCAGCATCTACTGCACTTCCATATCCAGAAAATTTTGTAGCATCGGTAACTGGATCACTACTTGAATGTGCTTGACCATTTGAAGTTCCAAAAGTTGCAGTTCCAAAAGCTCCTCTAGTAATACCTGTTAAAGTATTTGTACCTTTTCCAGTGTAAGTAATTAATTCATTGCCAACTGCTATAGTTCCTGTTGTTGGAAAACCTGTGTTTGATGTAACATTAATAACGCTTCCCGATCCACCAGTACCATTAGTATCTGCAAGCAACGCTCCATTTAAAGTAGTTTGTTGAGCGCCTTGAACAGTACCACCATATTGACCAATACCAAAACCATAACCATAAGATTGTGCAGCGGGACCAACAGGTTCATAAGGAATTACACTACATGCACCACCGCCTGCGGCACCTGTTGTAGTTTGCGTTCCAGTAACAATTGCAATTAAAGATGATGTAACTCTAGTTACTTGAAATAGCTTATCTTCAAACGCAGCGTCTGTTAAACCAATACCACTTGGTACAGTTACATTATCTAATAAGATAATATCACCTGATTGTAAATTATGATTAGATGAAAATGTTAAAGATACTTCTTTTGTTGCATCTGCAGCAGACATAACAACACTTGAGATTGTAGATTTTATAGGTGTAATGTCGTGTAGTTGTCCTTCAAAATATATAAGTAAAAACTTATCTGTTCCTATTGCAACGTATCTGTTTCCTTCTTTATCAACAAAAGCATGTTGTTTTCTAGCTACACCTACAATAGTATCTGTTAAAAGAGATTGCCAGCCACCTACTTTTTCTGGTAGGCCATATCTAAATCTTACATTATCTGAATCTACCCAACGACCTTCTGCTCCAACAGCAGTATCTTGTTTGTCAATTCCAGGAGCAAACTTAATTTTCGTAAGCATCTGTTACTCCTATGTTGTTTGGTTGTATACGTATTGCCAACCTTTGGTTGCGTTAGTGTAGTAAAGTTTAATCGATTGATTATTAGTGCTTAAAGTTAAGTTAGAAGCAGCACCTCTAATAGGTTGGCTATTTCTATTTACTGTAACATTATTAGAACCAAATCCCCCAGCAGCTGAAGCATCCATGATACTTACTTTATCGCCAGCACTAGGTGAAGCAGGTAGTGTAATTGTAACAGGGTTATTTTGTGTATCTATTAATAATACATCACCACTTACAGCAGTATAGGCTGTAATAGAAGATGAGTTAATAGCTAAATGTCCTTCTTGCCTTAAAGCTAAAGCTGTATTTGTACCATCTGATCTTACTATCAATGTTGATCCTACGGGCACTGGAACTGGACTCGATGATCCAGCTGTTTTAATATTTAATGTAAATTTATTTGCAGTGGTTCTATCTGTTGCATCTTCTATAATATAGATTCTAGTTGCTGCACCACCTGTTGTTGATGCAGGTATAATTAAACTAATGTTGGCAGTCATTGTGCCAGTTAATTTTAAATAAAGATTCTTACCATTCGCGGTCGCCGATCCGTCAGCTAAACTTAAAGTAACATCAGAACCTGATGTCATTGCCACTTCTACATAACCTGATGCTGCGGCTTGTAATATTTGTAAATTAGTATTAGTAATTGCACCCCATAGACCAGCCTTTTCACCGGTTGCGACTAGTTCTAATGATAAATCTGTTGAAAAAGTTGATGCCATATTAATAAGGTTTTATTGGTGTCCACACCATTGTTGCTCCTGGTATAATTTCATTCCAAGTTATAACTCCTGCGTTTCCTGTTGCTAGTGTTAATGGAACTTTAAGGTTCGTTACATTAGCTGTACCTGTTATTGTAACAGTTCCAGTCTTAATAGTCAACGCGTTTCCAACAGATGCAGTATTAGCGTTACCTGAAACAGTAACATTTCCAGTGCCTAAAACTAAAGGAACTTTTAATCCTGTAATATTAGACGTTGTAGATAAGGTTACAGTTCCTATACCTAATGTTAATTTAGTTGGGCTTGGATTTGCTACGGAAGAAGTTCCTGCAACAGTAAAAGGTCCTATAGTTGCAGTTAATCTATTTTTTTGTGCTACTACTGTAACATTAGAAGCCGATGATATCGATGATATCGCTGTTTCGGCAAATGAAGCAAATCCGAAAAGCATGGTCTACGCTCCGTTGTCGATGATGTTATTACCGTCGATCGCGGCCCATTCTTGAATTGCTTGGTAATCTGAATTTGCTTCGTCTAGTGGTACAGATTTAACTATACTAGAATTTATATATGTTACTTGGTAACTACAAAATTCATTTGTTTCTGCACTATAGTTTTTTGTTACTGTATTAATAATCATAATTATAGCTCCGCATTCAACCAGATGTAACT